GTTTCAGATTCAGTTGAAAGTTTTTCTTCATACTTCGCTTCAAGAATCTTTGTCTGTTCTTTTATTCTTGTTCTAACAGCAGTTTCAAATATAGTCGCAGCCTTTTCTTTAAATTCTTCAGATAAGTCAGCGTCGCTTGAAACTAATGCTTTAACATCATCGCTCAAATCAATATCCATTTCATCAGATTCAGTAGTTTCAGCAACAGTTTCTACGCCGTCTTTTACTTCTAATTCTTCTTCTTTCATAGATTTGCTAGGGTTGCGGTCATCCGGTAGGGATCCGTCTTTAGCATTTTTAGTTGTTTGATCCGACACTTTCTTAACCTTTTTTGCAGCAGTTTGGTTATCACCATCAGTAGGTTTAACTACAGCTGGTCCCAAATCTTCAGCGTCATTTTTAAGGTGAGTAGGTTCAGCAGGCTTAGCATCTTTATTTGCAAGATTGCTTTGCTCTTCCATACCTTCTACTTTCTTAATTTCGGTTTCAGACATTCGGTCTCCTTGTAAAAATTAATTAATTTTTCAGTTACTATTATTTATAACAATTACTATCTCAAACCCTTCGCAAGTCAAAGAAACTGCGTAGGTTTTGTTATAGTTTTCTTATAAAGTCTTTGAAGATATTAGATTTAACTTCTGCTAATTCTGAGCGTCTAGTTCTTTCTATTTCTTCTTTATATTTCTCAATTTCCATACTTTTCAGTACACCATTATCCCATACCCACTCTTTACCTTCCATAATGCCTTCAACGAAAGCATCAGGTGCTGAGGGGTCTGCAACAATGTCAGCTGCCGTGGCAAGGTAGAAATCACTACCAACACGACCATTAGAAATTGAACCCATACCTCTTGATGATACACCTAGTTGAGCACCTTCGTCAATTAAATTTTTAACGATTTTGCCGTAAGGGGTATCCATCACTTTTGCCTCACCAATAAAGTTTTTACCTTCACCTTTAAGACTAGTTATCATGTGAGAAACTCTTTCAAGGTTAACTGTTGGTCCGTCAGGATGTCCTAGTTCTCCAAAAGCACGCTTCTTATTGATAAATGTTTCTGTATATCTTTTAACTTCTTTAGCAAGAGTATCAACTGGATAGACACGACCATTACGGTTTTTAATATCCGCTTGCATAAAGACACCTCTTATCTTATATGACTTGCCACCATTAGTTGTTGCTTCTGTCAATACTTCGATATCTTCAATTGTTTCTGTAATTAGTTTCATCTCTCCACCTTCTCCTTATTATTATAGACTTTATCTACAATTCCTTTTTTTAATTCTTCTCTTTTAATTCCGTACTTCTCAGCAAATGCTTCTTTAAACTTCTCAGCTAAAGTTGCCTTTGATTTTGTTCCTACGATTCTTTCTAATATTTCTTTAGAATAATCTTTGTTCTTTTTTGCCATTATCTCACTTCTAATATTATTGTATAATTATCACCCGAAACAAAACCTTTTGTTGAGAGTAATATATCTCCTGCAGGAGATGTGTTTGCTGTTAGCGTTGCATTATTAGAAATACTATTTCCTGATGTAAAGTAATCGTGATAACCTGTACCAGAAAAAAATCCTATTGTTGCATTAGCAGAACTTGTTCCGCTTCCTGCCCACAACAATTCTACACCTGATTTACCATTTGTAGTATTGATTGCCCACCAAATCTTTGCAAGAGATTTAGTACCATCTTCGGTCATGAAAGTTAATTCACTAGAGTTCATTTTTGTTACAAGTGTTTCACCTGAACCATCACTTATATTAGTAAACTTCATCACAGTTTTTGTACCAGATGTATCTACTAAAGTTTGACTTGTTACAACATCAGCCATTAATTATTTCTCCTAAATTCTGTTACTAACAAATAACTATCTACTAGAGAATCAGTTGTTAGTTTTATTTGTTTATCATTACCAAATTTTAATTGGTCAGGTCGTAATCCATACTTACCTTTTCCATTTAAAAACAAATCAATTTTTTCATCACCTGCACTAATATACATTGCCCCTTTACCCTCTATCAAAAAATAACACTCAATTAAACTTACTAGTGATTTGTTATTTGCACCTGCAAGTTTTTCAGCGTCAACCATTATCTGGTTGGTTTCACTTCCAATACCTGTTGATTTAACAATGTATTTGGAAGTGGTATCTACAACCGATGTATTACTAATCGTCATAAGATTAAGCAGTATATGCTGCGTCTTTTTTAAATTCTAAGATAACAAACCCAGATGTAGTTTTTGTCTGAGCAGTTATATCCGAAGATGTTGCAGTTGTATTTACAGCAGTACCTTTAATTGCACCAGCAGTACCATCATAGTGTCCTGTACCAGAAAGATGTAATGCAACTACATCAGTTCCAGTTGATTTAAATTCAATAATACAATCGTTACTATTATCAGTATCATAATTGCCTGTTGAAAATGACCACCACGCTCTTAATAAATCTAACTTGGCACCATTTGCAAATCCACTTAAACTGTGAGCATCTAAAATAAGGTTAGTTGCAGTATCACTAGCAAAAGTTGCCTTAACTGTTACATAACCACCATCTCCTACTGCGGCTACAGCTGTATCTCTAAGTGTTGTTGTTACGAATGACATTTTTTAATCTCCTTTACTTTATTAGTTCGTCATCAAAGTATTCTTCTATAGCAGAAACTTCGATATTATGTTTTTTTGCAACTGTTTCAATAATACCTTCAATCTTACTTACAAGAGGATCAGGTGTTTCATCAATCATAGCATAAACATTATTTATAGCGCCTTTCATTACTGGAGATAATTTTTTATATTCTTCTCCCTTTTCAGGTTCACTATACCTCTGTTCATTAAGTTTTTTTTTAAACTTCTTAAACGGTAGGTTGTTCATCTTCTTTTTCATCCTGGTCAATTTCTAGAGATTCAGAATCTTCTCCCCCTACTGTTCCTTCGGGTGAAGCGCCTAAATTATCTAATTCAGAAGCGTCTTTATTTGCCTCTAAATCTTGTGCTGAATTTAACCAATCGTTAGCAACAGTTTGTCTTTTATCATCTAATGCTTGACCAATCTTATCAGTTAAAGCACTTTTGAAAGCATCTTGAGCAGCAACATTATCGCCACTTGCTAAAGAATCAACCATTGTTTTTACATTTTCATTTGACATAATTATTCATCTCCTATATTTATATCAGGATTATTATCATCTGGCTCCATATTCTCGCCTTGTGGAGCAGCAATAATTCCTGTTTTAATTTCGTCAGCAATCTGACCATCAATCTCAAGAATATCTTCGTCTGTTTGTTGAAGTATATTTTTTCTAACATACTCAACAGAATAGTATTTACCAACATACGGAGTAATCTCATTTGCAAGATTTATTCTCTCTCTTAAAATTTCAGCATTTTTTAACTCAGCAAAATACCCATCTTTTAAAAATGTATATTGTATATGTTCTTTGATACTCACCCAATCTTCAATTGTAATGATACCTTTTAAAACGAGTTGTGTTTTAAGTATATCATTAAAGACTTGTGTAAATCTTTTTCTTAATCGCTGAACAAATTTAGTAAATTTTAATTCATCTCTTGTTATCTCAGCAGCCTTACCCATGTTAAAACCATTTTCAGATTCTAGTCTTGAAATTGGAACATTTAATGCTTTGTATAATTTCTTCTGAAAGTATTGAACATCTGTAATCTCTCCAAGATTTTGTCCACCTGCAAGTGTAGCAACTTCGGTGCCTTTTGCACCCTCTCTACGAGGTAACCAAAAATCTTCAAGCATTGACATATGTTTTCTGTCATCTCTAATCTCACCAGTTGAAGCGTCATAGACAAGTTTATTTCTATATCTCGCCATAACATCTCTAAGATAAGCTTCTGCTTTTACTTTAGGTAAGTTACCAACATCAACATAGAATATTCTTCTTTCAGGTGCTCTTACTATTCTGTAAATAACAACAGCATCTTCAATCATTCTTAATTGATTTGTTGGTTTGATTGCCTTATGTAAATGACCCATAACCATATTTTTAGTTTGGTCAATTACACCTGATGTTACATAGGTTATTGAATCAGCAGAAATCTTTAAACCGGCATTTGATGTGCCTCCTGATATTCCTTTTTCATTATAGACAAACCACTCAGCGGTTGTTTCTATAACTTCAATACCTCTGCCTTTTGAATCTCTTTTTTTAGCAACCTCACGAACCTTTTTAATTTTTCGTGGGTCAATATATCGTATTTCTGTAAGTCCTTTTCTTGGACTTTTTGGGTCTATTACTTTGTGAAAGTAAATTCGACCATCAACATACCATCTTCTGAATATGTCATGTCCTTTTTCATCAAAGTTCATTAATCGCATAACTTCGTCAAATTCATCACGAATTTTAGTTTTAATGTTATCTGATATTGCTAGTTTATCTAGTGATACAGATACCGAAGTATCTCTTTCATCCGAAACAATAACTTCATTGATGATATCTTCAACAGCCATATCACATTCTGGGTGTTGAGCAATTTCACGATATCGTTTAATTAAATCAATATCATTTTTTGCAGTAACTTCCATATCCATGTATTGGCCAAAGTGTCCGCCAGCAGATATGGTTGTTGTACCGTCATCTGGGGAAGCAACAGTAAACGCTTGTT